GTAATGGAGTAGCAACAACATTTGGAGCCTTTAGCAACCTTCTAACATATTCCGTATCTGGAAGTAATGCGAGGGGTGGCGGTGCTTCTGGGTCAACCGCAGCAGAAGCAGCATCTAGCGTAAGCCAACCATCAATTACTTTTGGAAGTTCTACCCTTGCGTCATCGGTATCAGGCTCAACAAATAGCACGTATCTTTGGAATTACTGGAAACCATCCGACCTATTTGCAACTGGAGTCGCTGGCGGTGCGGCATCATCAAATATTAGTGGAGGAACGACTACAGTATCTCTTGGGACAACTGTCTCAAGTAATACTATGACTACATTCTATCCAGTTGGTGGTGGAGGTGGATCCTGGAGCGCAGCCACGACACCAGTTCAGGGATCTGCTGCTGCTGGATATAATGGTGGACCAGGTGGTGGTGCTGGGGCAAGACTCCGACTTTCTTCTGGGACAACAACGGTGACATCATTCCTTGCTGGGGACGGAGGAAATGGTTCAGTGGCTGGATCTGGCGGTGGTGGTGGAGGCGGGTGCTCTATTACTGGTAACGCAACAGAGTATAATGCCGCAACAATCACAAATATGGAATCTGGTGCTGGCGGTAATGGCAGCAACGGAACCATTATTATCTGGTACTAATATGAAGAGATATCTGTTTACTGACGAATCTGGAAAAGTAGTCCACCTTATTCACGGAGATCATTCTCAAGATGTCATCAACGCATTCAAGGTTGACTACCGTATTTTGTTTAACGCGACCGACGTACACGAAGTTGAACTTGACAGTAGGGTCTGGTTAAACTGGACCTGGGACGGATCTGAGTTCATTGCTCCTCCAGAGTTACTTAACAATCAGGAAGTATCCACACCAACAGTGGATACAACTGAGTGACCGAACTGGCCCCAGTCCTAACGGGGTGCCACGTCTGTAGGTCACCCCTAGTCGAGACGATTAATAAGAAGATGAGGGACCAGGTCCCCGATCAAAGAATCTCCGAATGGCTTGAAGAGAACGCCCAGTACATTAGCCGAATAACTCTCGGTAAGCATAAGCGTGAACATCTAACCGAGCCACACGAGAGACTTCGCCAGCAGGCCGTCAAGGTGATGCAGAAGCAGCAGAAGACGATCAAGGGCAGCGGTGATCTGGCGGGACTGGTCCGTGACTATGTCCACTCCGCAGTTGAGGAGGGTCTAATGACCCCAACCCTTGCTGAAGGACTCCGCGCACAGGAGATGATTGACCGCCGCCAGGAAAAGGGCGCTGATCGAGAGATCGCACTCACCCTTGCTGGCATCCTCGGTGGAGTTGCCACCTACCAACTCCTAGAGGCGACAGAGATTAAGGAGCCGCTTGATGCAATTGAAGGTTAGGTCACAGCTTGACCACGTAGAGGCTGGCGGGGTACTTGATGACTGCGGACCGTCAAGCGCCGCGTGCGCATCCTCTTGGGTCCTTGGCAAGGAGATCTCCGCTGGTGAGGGCATCGCAGCAAAAGAGAAGGCTACTGGATTCAAGGAGAAGCAAGGTGTCAGCGACAACGGTTCAAGTCTATGGGATCTAATAAAGACCTGCAAGGTACTTGGCGCCAACGCCAGATATCCGAGGGACTGGGACGACTGCGTGGCAAGCCTCAAGAAGGGCGCAGCACTCATCATCAACGTGGACGCAGCAAAGAACTACCCGCCACAGGCCCTCAGCGCGTGGCACAAGAGGTACATCGGTAGGCACGCTGGCGCGACGTACGGTCATATGACCGCCGCAGCCTGGTGCGAGGACCACGGGTTCCAATTCGCGGACCCAACATTTACTGGTAAGGGTAAGGAAAAGTTTGCCGTCACGGTGACGGACAAGGAACTGAAGGCAATCGCCTCCAGCAAGGGTGATGCACCGTTTAAGCGTTGCATCATCGTAAAGAAGTAGGAGATACTATGAATAAGGAACATAAGGCACTTATCGCATCCTGGGGTCGATCATTCGCTGCTGCCTGCTTGGCGCAGTTCTTGGTCATTGGCGGTTCAGCGTTTGACATCAACGGCGATGCCCTCAAAAGCATCCTTGCCGCTGGTCTCGCTGCCATCCTCCCAGTGGTGATTCGCTGGTTGAACCCTAACGACGTAGCATTCGGCAACAAGGGGGCATAATATGGCAGTTCGGAAGGGACAGTACGGAAGGTCTTCCTACGGTTCTGCCGTGAGCGGAAACATCCTGAAGGACATCAATCTGATGCAGTCTTCTGGTGAGACCGTCAAGCCTGCTGGGACAACTGACGGTACTGCCAAGAATCCAAGGACTAAGCGTGGTCCGCTAACGGCAGAGCAGATTGCGGCAGACCCAGTACTCTCTGGAAAGCTCTCAGTAGATCAGGCAAAGATTAACTACATCAGGGCGCAGCAAGCACTTAACCTTATGCCAGGAGAAGGTGTAACTGGCTCTGCATATGATGCCCAGCTTAAGAAAGCCAATGCGGCAATTGCGAAACTTAAAGTTAAGCCGCAAGATGCAGAGCAGCAGTTCTTTTCCCTTGGAGGCCAGATGCGTGGAGTTGGAAGTAGCGAAGGATCTAATTACGGATCTAGTCCAAAAAAGATTCTTGAATATTACCGTTCTGTTGGTATGGAAGACAAGGGTTACGAGATTGTTTCTAAGATTTACGGAAATGATCGGTACGGAAATCCAGTAGAAAAAAGCCAGCCGACTGTAGACTACCGACTTGGTTCAGATTCAACATTCCGAATGCAGAGTCCAACAAAAAACCTAAGCGCGCTTCAAGCGGCACGGCTTACCAAGCTGAAGAACCTCAAGCAGGGCGGGGCAACGCTTGGACCAAAGCAGTTGGCTAATATCAAGAGACTCCGCGCACTCGCTAAGGGCTGATGAGTTCCTGGGTCTACGTCGGAGGGACGTTCGACCTATTTCATTACGGACACGCTCGGTTCCTTGAGCAGTGCGCTCAACACGGCAAGGTCATTGTGGCAATCAATACCGATGACTTCTGTGATAGGTACAAGCGTAAGCCAGTCCTTACCCTCGGTGAGCGGATTGAGTCGGTTCGCTCCTGCCGCTGGGTTGATGATGTCATCACAAACATCGGAGACGAAGACAGCGGTCTGACGATTGACACAATCCGTGACAAAGAGGTCAAGTACATCGCCCACGGTGATGACTGGACTGGAGATGCACTTATTGACCAACTGGGAATCAGCCACGAATGGCTGCATATGAGGGGCATCTCAATGCTATACATTCCATACACTAAGGGTATCTCAACAAGCGACATCATCGGGAGGGTCCGTGGCGACGTTCACAGCAGTTGTGACTGTTCACGAGAACGAAGCGGCAATGATTCGGACGGTTGCTGCGCTTCTTGCTCAGAGTAGACCTCCAGATGAAATCATTGTACTGGCTTCTGACACTCCTTGTGAGATTTCGAGAAAGCTCTACACTGGCGCTACATTCTATGCGGAACCAAACCTCAATGACTGGGGCCACGACAAGCGAGCCAAGGGGCTTGACCTGGCGACATCTGATTACACGGGCTGGTTCAACCACGACGACTCCTACGACAAGACCTACATCGAAAAGATGATGGCGCAGGAAGGCAGCGATGTTGTCTTCTGCGGATGGAACAAGTCTTCCACTCCAAACTTCAGTTCTGGAAATTCAACCTCTGGCAACTACATTGTTAAGACATCTTATGCTCGTAGCGTTGGCTACAAGGATCGCCACTACGAGGCAGACGGAACATTCATCAACGGTCTTGCGGATCACGGTGGAAAGATCACAAGGGTCGCAGAAGTACTATATTTCCACAATGAGGTAAGAGATTGAAGACAGCAGCGTGGCAGCGTAAAGAGGGACAAAGCCCAAAGGGTGGTCTCAACGCTAAGGGTCGGGCTTCGTACAAGGCGCAGACTGGTGGCACATTGAAGGCGCCAGTCAAGAGCGGCGACAATCCGCGACGCGCATCGTTCCTCGCACGAATGGGAAATTCTCCAGGTCCTGAACGCGATGCGAAGGGGAAGCCGACCCGACTCCTTCTGTCGCTTCAGGCCTGGGGTTCTAGCAGCAAGGCGGATGCTCGCTCCAAGGCAAAGAGCATTTCATCTCGCCTACAGGCGAAGAAGTCTTGAGGCAGTTAACCAATGACATCGCTACTGATCTGGCTCGCGGACGTGAGGACATTGAATTCTTTGCTTTTCGCTGGCTGGGCATTCAAGGCAATCCTGGGCAAGTAGCCTGGTGGAAGGCGTGCAGTGAGAGAGACGGTACAGGTTATCGACCGAGGTACATTACGACCGTTGTCTCAGCAGGGAACCGTGCTGGAAAGACTCTTGCTATGGCTGTTGTGTGTCTCCACCACGCGCTATATAAACTAGGACTAGCCAACCCGCAAGCAGGCGACCCAGAGTCCTACCGCAAGTGGCTAGACACTCCATACGAGTGGTACCACGTGGGCATCCAGCAGGAGACCGCAGAGCTGGTCTTCCGCGAGATTGAGACCATCCTTGCCAGTGCGCATCCAGCGCAGCGTGGACGCGGGTGTGCTATGATTAAGGAACTCGGCAAGGTCGTAGATACCCAGAAGAAGTATCGCGGCGAGTATGCCTGGGTCAAGTTCAATCCAATCGTTGGCGGGGCCAGCATCCACTTCCGCACCACACAGGATCGAGCGAAAGCTCTCCTTGGCAAGGATATGAACGGGGTCTCATTTGACGAAGCGGCGTTTGAGCCGCATCTCGTGATGATCTACCAAGAGGTACTCAACCTCCGACGACTCTCCACTGGTGGACCACTCCACTTCATCGGGACACCAAGCGAGGGCATCAACGATTACGCGGAGCTGTGGGAACGGGGAAACCCAGAGAACCCAGCGAAGGATGAGAAGTTCATTTCCTTCCGACTCTCTACCCGCGACAACATTGGCTACGGTCTGACGCAGGACAACTTTGATGACGTTGTTCGCCAGCAAGCCGAATATCTTATTCCACAGAACATTGACGGATTCTTCATTGAAGCCCGCGATGCGTTCTTCTGGAGCCAGTCCATCCTTGCATCCTACAGGACGCTTGAGGATGACTTGAAGCCAACGAAGAACCACCGATATGTTCAGGGAGTAGACCCAGGGATTTCACACGACGCGACCTGGGCCATCACACTAGACATCACAGAACGCGGCAAGTTGCGCGGTGTGCGTGTCAGGAAGCGAGGCGGGAAGCAGAGCATCTCCGCTGTTGTGAATATGGTTCGTGAGGGACATCTCCTCTACAGCCAAGACGGTGCATTCTGCACCACCATCGTGGACTCTACTGGACTTGGAGGACGACTATTCCAGCAGGAGTTCTCAATGATTCGTCCGCTCCGAGGGTTTGACTTCGGCGGGACCAAGTCTAAGAAGGTAGAACTTCTAAATGACTTGAAGGCAGTGATCGACAAGGGTCAAATTGAGTTCCCGATGGGCGGACCGTGGGACGAACTCAAGCGACAACTGCTGATCTATAAACTAGACGATAAGAAACTTGAACAAGATGCCGTAATGGCACTAGCAATCGCAGTACGACACGCGCTAAGGAATCCTGAGAAGGGACTGGAGAATCCAACCTTCACCTATTATGGAGAGAGTGATTAATGGCTAAGGTACGAAAGATCCCAGGAGCATTCGTTGGTACGCGAGGCGTACCTGCTCAGTATACTACCGACCCAGATATTGCTACCCCTGAGCAGATTGCTGCAATTGGCAAGTCGCTTGACAAGGCTCGACAGCTTAAGTCTGGTAAGCAGATCATTGCTCCGCTGGATAAGAGCAAGCCTCTTGCCACGGCGCCAAACTTTGGTCGTCTTATTACTGACGCCTCACGACGCGCTCCTGCTGGAGTAAAGAACTTTAGCCCATCAACGCCAATCTCAACCTTCCCGACCATTGTCAATGCGGACTCAAAGTCCCCGCAGCAGGCCAGTGGCGCATTCAAGGCTGGTCTTGGTGGCGGTCGCGGAACGCTCCGCATCCAACCAGACATTACGAAGCTTACAGATACAGAGGCTGCATCGCTCAAGATGCTTGAGTCCTCGCTCGTTGCCAAGGAGCAGGACCCAAAGCAGAACGACGACTTCGTCTTGCTTCAGGAGATCCTTGGTCGCAAGCAGTTGGTCGATCCAGAGCAGAACCGCCTCAAGGCGCTGTTCCGTCGAATGGACAACCTCTACCATCCAGAGACGATGACCCTCGGTGGTGCGGACCACTGGTCACAGGACCCAAGCGCACGACTTGCTGGTCGCGCCCACGTCTCCGTCAACATCCATCACGCCTATGTACAGATCCCTGCCGCGATTCAGGCAGTGCGACCAATCGTCAACTACGTTCCGACTGGCCAAGAGGCAGCGGACCGCAAGATGGCGCAGATACGTGAGCAACTTTACTTCCGTTGGTGGGAAGCCAACGATATGGACCTCCAGCACGAGCAGGCTGCGCTCCTCAAGGAACTCTACGGACACACGGCAGCCAAGGTCTATTGGGACCCAGTTGAGCGCGTTCCAAAGGTCTCCATCATTGAGCGACCAGAGAACCTCTACCTCGGCTTCGGCAACAGCGACTATAACCGCCTTGACTGGGCGCTCTATACCTATGGTATGTCGCCACAGGCAATCCAAGAGGACTACGGCATCAGCGTCATCCCAGTCAAGCAGGGCGAGAAGTGGTTCCCGTACACAAGTTACGGCGACCACGCCGACCCAATCGGCAACGTCTGGGCAAACGCCTTTGAGCGCAACCCGCTCAAGCGAGAGACCGCCTACGAGCAGATGCAGATTGAAGTCTACGACTACTGGTACAAGGTGCCAAAGGGCGAGGGCAAGGCACCGCTCGTCTACAACGCAATCTATGTGGGCAACACGCTCGTCAAGAACGACGCGCATCCAGAGTATGGCGGGAAGATTCCGTACATCCACCTTCCGAACGGTAAGATCCCAGGTAGCCCATACGGCAAGCCTGCGCTCTACGACGCCGAGCAGCTCCTCCGCGAGAAGGACGAGCGCATCACTGCAATGGCGCAGATGATCCAGTCCGTCGTCGGCGGGCAGATGTGGCAGTTGGTTGGTGCTGATGCGCCAGACGAGATTCCACCAAACGCGCTACCAAAGCCAGGTCGAATGGCTGCCCCTGGACCAGGCAACGAGATTCGTTCCATCCAGCCGTTCATCCCGAACTTCCAGATTGAGCAGTACATCCAGCGCATTGACCGTGAGTTGACGGTGGCGACTGGACTTAATGACCTGCTCCTCGGACTTGCCCCAGCACAGGTGCTTGGGTCGTCCCGCGCTATCGCCGCCTTGATTGCAAACTACGAGTCGCGCCTTGCCCCTAAGCGCAAGGTCTTCTACTCGTGGATGAAGCAGGTCTGGGAGATGTGCGCACGGATCTGGGAGGCCAAGGAGCCAGGAGTCAAGTCCCTCATTGCTGGCGAATACCGCATTGAGATCGTTGCCCCTGAGCTTACCCCGCGAGACACACTGGAACTTGCCAGCACCGCGATCAACCTCGTACAGAACCGACTCTGGTCGGCTGAACGTGCGATGGATCGTGTGGGCGTGGAAGATCCGATTGGCGAGAAGGAACTCATCCGTGATGAGCAGACCGACGCCACCCTGAACCCTGCCTCTGTGGCGACAATGACGCAGGTCATCGCCCAGATGCAGCAGATGCAACAGGGTCAACAGCAAGCTTCACAGGCCGCAATGGAACAGCAACTGATGATGACGCAGG